GGCCTAAGTATATTGTGGGTGGACTAATTGCATATTTTCAACATCCTGATCGCGAAGAGTACGAAAAATGTGCAATATTGCTAAAAGCTGCTAAAAGTTATGTTAAAAGTAAAAAAGATTCAACAAAAGTGAAAAAAAGTACTAAATAATTTTTTATTGTCATGAATTTTTGTTATATTTTTGTTAAAAACATATTATTATGTTAAACTAAAAAAAAATAACCTTGTGTTAGTAAACCACTTACGGAAACTAATATATAAGGATAGGAAAACGGAGTAAGCTGAAAATCCGATAGAAAGAGTAGGCATTATAAATAGCTTGTGGCTTAACCACTAAAACAACTATGAGTAATCATAAACACAAATTTTCAAAGGCTACAACAACGAATCACAATCAAAAGAAACCATTTGATCCAAATAGGTATGGTAAGTTATGGGGAAACATTGGATTTGAAATAGCTGATGAAGCTGCAAATAAGCAACAAGGTGTACAACCTGTTATTGGATACTTATGTATCGATAATAGAAAAATCGGAGTTACTTGGTCTGAAACTAATAGAATTATAGAGCAACTATTAGATGGTCAACATAGACACAATGTAGCAAAGCGGTTAGATATGCTTTCTGCTCAGTCAGGAACACCAAGAAATATTAAGTTTAAGCAATATGACGCAACAGGTGCTGTTATTGCAACAAACATGAAAAATTAAAGAGAAAACAAAATGGAAACAATTTTAAGCGGACTATTAGGAATAATGATTGGAGGTGCAATAGTTGGTATGTACTTCTTTAGAAAAAATTCTGAATTATATACTCAGATCTTAGACAAACAAACAATTATTAAATTAATAAAGGATCACATGGCAAAGGCAGAGAAATCAAAGCCAAAACCTAGAAGAAATTACAGAAAACCAAGTACTCGTAAGAGTAGTAATAAAACTACAGAAAAAGTAGTTTAATTACATATTGATTTATATTTATTCTATATAACAATTGGTACTGCGGGCCAGTAAGTTATAGGTTAAAACTAAGTTTAACAATTAAAATTATCTAAGGAGATTATTATGACAACACTAAGAATAAACACGCCTTTCGGCACAACACTATTCCCAACTGATTTATTATTTAAGAATTTTTTCGACCATACTTCGGCTTTTGAGACTAATGTAGACAAGAAAATTAACCATCCTGTCGACATTATATACACAGAAGAAGCCTTAGTATTTGAAATAGCAGCAGTTGGATTAACTAAGGAAGATATAGATCTTTCTATTGAAGATGGTACTACATTAAAGGTTTCGTATACCAAACCAACTACACTTATTGAGGACGTTGGTAATGGAGAATATGTTCACAAGGGTATCGCAAAACGGTCATTTGATTTAGGATGGAAGATTAGTCCTAAGTTTGATTTGGCAAAAATTACGGCTAAAATGGAAAACGGCCTTCTACGATTAGAAGTTCCAGTTTCTCCAGACAGTAAGCCAAAAACAATAGCAATTAAATAGGTTACATAAACAATTAAAAAACTGGCCCGCAGGCTAATGGTTATATGAATATAATTTATAATGGAAATGACGCATATCAAGTAGTTAGAAAACTACACGCTAGTACATTTGACCCTGGAAAATATGGTGTTAATAGAACTGATGAAGCGGCTTACATGATGATACTTCAATTATGGAGAGATGAGCATCACTGTGACCACGTATTGAAACAGGGAGACTATTTTATGTTGTGTAGAACCATTAAAGACGTTTAAATTATAAAAATAACGTTTAATTAGTATACTTATTATTAAGAAATTGACCGCTAGTACTTATGTTAGCTACTCTTTTGGACGTGGGTTCGAAACCCACCACCTCCACTAACGGACTATATTCATTTAGATATAATATGGTCCTCGGTGATAAACTATATTCATTTGAATATAATGGGGGTGAATGGCTTTGACATGGAGATAAGGATATAAGGAAGGTCGATACGCAATTAACTGGCGAACAAGTTGAACTAGCAATGGCTGCCTAATTTAGGTACCCAGCGCAAACGGTAAAAAGAAGCCATGTCGTTAAAGCTTCGGAGGTTTGAGGATAAAAATAAAAAGAAAATTATGATAGATGATAAAACTTGGTTAATTGATGATGTATTGGATCCTTCTTCCGCCTTTTGGAAATACAAGGATAAATACGAAATTGACAGCTTGCTTAGTAGAATATCTCCTTTACAAACTGATGGTTTGTTTAGGATTACAAAACAAGACCATGTACTAGACCAATTCTCAGAGTTTGTTGATTTTTTCTCTTCGCTAACAAAGGAACAGTTAAATGACTATGTAGAGTATATTGAGGACAATGAAATAGATATTATGTCTGACCAAGTTTGGAGAATGTTGACTTTACAAGACCAACGAGAACTATTTACAAAAGATCCTGATATTTTTGATTTGTGGTGGTCATCTTTACACCATTCAGAAATAGAATATTATATGACTAGAATAGTGGACAACAAACGGTTGATTAAACCTGCTGAAACACTAGATTTTATTAGAAAGTTGACAAAGCTATCTAGTAAAACAAAGAAAAAGAATCTAAAATATTATCCATTACCAGCTGGCAAATTCTTGACAGTTCAATTGATTGGTGATAAATTAGCGATTAGTAGTAAAGACAGTAAAAAGTTGGAAGATGTAAAAGAATTATTGGTTTCTAGAGGAAACTATTTTCTAGAAGAAAGAACCAAGATTGGTCCCCATGGAGATACGATTTTTACATATTTATTTTTAACAAAGAATGTATAATTATTTATAAAAAAGAAAAGTTATGAGAAACAAAATACCAGTACTTAAAGCATTAGAAAGAGCAAGCCAATTAGCATATAGTTTAGAAAACGCACTACGAGCAGGAAAAGCCGATGTTAATTATGCAATAGATCAAGTACATAAGATTAAAAATTTAGTAAAAACGGCAGAAGAACGAGTAAATTTAGAACATGAAGGATAAAATACTTCCGATATTAATATCGATATCAGCACTAGCCGTATCAGGATCCGCAGCCTTTTATTCCGTCTTTGGATTGAGTAAACTGTTTGCAGGTGCCAGTAATGAAGTGATTATTATGGCTGGTTCATTGGAATTTGCCAAGTTGGTTGTTGCTTCATTATTATATCAATATTGGGATACTATAAACAAATTATTACGGGCATACCTAACTATAGCCTGCCTTGTTCTTATGATTATAACTAGTGGCGGAATATATGGATTCTTATCAGGAGCATATCAATCAACTGCGACTCAATCTGAATTGCTTGACAAGTCACTTATAATGTTACAACAGCGACAAATTAGATTTGAAGAGTCAAAAACTGATCTTAAATATGAAAAAGAAGGATTGTCAAAATCAATCTCAGACCTAAGAATATCTCTTTCAAACCCAGCGCAGGTTCAATATATAGATAAGGAAACTCAACTACTAATTACAACAACTTCATCATCTAGTAGAAGGGCGTTACAAAATGAATTAGCTAGAACTTTAAAGGATAGGAATAGTATAAACATAAAATTAGAGGCAATAACTGATTCTATCACTAATACTGATATGGCCATATTAAACAAAGAAATAGACAACGAAGACCAACGAGAATTAGGTCCTCTTAAATATTTGGCAGAAACGACTGGACAAGATATGAACAAGGTTGTAAATTGGTTCCTATTGTTGATTATATTTGTTTTTGATCCATTGGCGATAGCACTAGTTGTTGCAGCTAACATGGCCTTTGGTTTAATAGAACCTAAAATTAAAATGTCTGTACCGGATGGATTAAAATTCAATACTCCATACCCAATAGCTGAAAAACCGAAAAAGGTTGTGATAGAAAAACAAGACCTTGTAGTCGATGATTTAGAAGATTTACATGATATTGGACGGGTACAACACGGAGACCCATTCTCCAATGCAGCCAAGTCATATAGTCCAATATGGGAAGGCGAACAACTATCACCTGAAGCTGCCGCTATAATATTTAATAATAAATATCATGAAATAGGCAACATTGCAGTTAGCAAATCTATTGTAGACAATAAGCTTAATGTCGGTGATATATATGGCGAAAACATAGGAATAAAAAGAGGAATATAAATGGAAAATACGGAAGAATACTTGGTAGAATACGTAAAAGGAACGGCTTGGAACGAAAACAAAAATTCGATGTATCGTAAAATGGAATGTCGCGTTTGTGGACAAATGACCAAGTGTGGCAACGACGCAACAGCTGTAACATGCCATGAATGTGTAGGTGAAAGTTTAAATGCCCAGTTTGGTGGACCAGAACTACAAGGAAAAACCTCAACTGGCCGACCTAGAGGATGGAAATGGATGTCAGTGTTTGTCGATATGGATGGAACAGTATATCACAGTGGAGAAGAACAAGTAGAATTAAAAGGAACTCTTAAACCTAGTGATATAAAGGACAAAGGAAATAGGCTAAACAAAAAAGAAAAGTCAAAAATAAAACAAGAAGCAGGAACTAGACTATTTAAACTTAAAAAAGAATATAACAGTCTAAGGTGGAAAAAAGATAAAAAAGTATTTGAGAAGCACATTAAGTACGAGTCTCGAATTCTAGCAGGCAAATTTCCTAGAAAATTTGATGCCCAAGAGTATTACAAAAAAAAGTATTAGAATATTTTACCGCTTGAGATATTTTGTTTATATTATATTAAATAATTAGATAATATAGAGAACTTAAGTGCTAATAAACATGCAAAATAAGCTAACATATAGTAGGGGTGGATCTACTAAGGAAGCAAAGGTTATAGAATTTACACTACCAAAAGATATGACTTGTGACGAGTTTAAAATTATGTGTGTGCGAATGGCTCATGCTATAGGATACCATCAAAACTCAGTTACTGAAACCTTTGGTAAAATTAAAGACAAAAACCTACAACAAGATAAAAAACAATTAGAATTACTATTTGATTAATATGAGTATATACGAAGAAGAACACGAAATGCCAGGAAAAGAATCTACGAACATTGACGCAACAATTTTACAACAGCCAGAAAACAATTCAAGATGGGAAGAATCAGATAGAGGAGTTTGGGTACCAGAAAGTGTTGTTTATTTAGTGGGAGAAATTGGTGACTATACATTGTTTGATTTTATGACGAGGTTACGAACAGTCATTAGAGAACGAGATGAACAATATAGTAAAGAAGCTATTAATTTAATTATCAATTCACCTGGTGGCGATGTTTCTGAGATGTTTGGAATGATCGATTTTATGGATTTAATAGACACTAAAGTAAATACAATATGTAGAGGATCAGCACAATCAGCTGCAGCCATTATATTAGCATGTGGAACAGGCAAAAGAGCTGCTTCAAAACACTCTACAATAATGTTCCATCAAGGATCTACCTTTTCACAAGGAAAATTATCCGACGTTAGAGCAGGATTAGAATACTCAAAAGACATAGAAGCTAAAATATATAAATTATTAGCAGATAAAACAAAAAAAGATGCAAAATGGTGGGAAGATAAAATGAAATCAGATTTTTATATTTCAGCTGAAGAAGCCTTAAATTTAGGCGTAATAGACGTAATAGGATAATTATGAATTTAACAGAACAACAAATAGTAGAAAACTGGGAACAGTTAACAGGTAAAATATCAACAACCTTTTCAGGAGATAGACTGGTACACTTAACCAATTTATATGACACTTTAAAGGATAGGATGATGTTTGCTCCAGCATCTGGAATAGAACATTTCCATAATTGTTTTATTGGTGGATATGTCGACCATGTACTAAGGGTAATGAAATGCTCTGCAACATTATATAAAACGTGGAAAGACATGGGAGCTGATATGAGTGGTTATACAATAGAAGAACTAGCGTTCTCTGCACTTAATCATGATTTAGGAAAAGTTGGAGATATAGAAAATGATTATTATGTACCAAATGCAAGTGAATGGCACAGAAAGAATCAAGGTAAGATCTATAATGTGAACCCAAACATACAGAATATGACAGTACCACACCGTAGTCTATGGTTACTACAAGAATTTAATGTAAAATATTCTCAAAATGAGATGATTGCAATAATGACACACGATGGATTATATGATGACGGGAACGCAGCATACCTTAAAACCTGGGATAAAGACAGGAAGCTCAGAAATCATATGCCACTATTATTACACCAAGCCGATCATATGGCATCTATGATAGAATTTGAAATATGGAATAGAGGAGGAGTTAATGCTTCAGCACCGTTGGTCAAGAATTCGGCACCTATATTTAAGAAAAAAGCACCCAAAATTTCTACTGCAAACGATAATGCACAAGACCTATTTAAAGACTTATTTGGAGACGCAAGTTGATAATTGCAATAGTCATATTATCACTATTGTCTATTTTTCTTATGTATTCTACGTATAATTTAGTAAGAAAGCTTGAAAATTACGAAGACTCTTTGGAAACATCAGATATATTAATAGCAGATGTAGCATCGGATATCAAACAAGTTTTAGCTGATATGCGAAAAATTGACCATAATGGAATATTTGAAGATGATGATGAAGTTGGCCAAACCTTTAAGCAAATATTAAAAACAATAGAACGTCTAGAGAGATTATAATGGAACCAAACATTGATTTATCACCGGTAGAAGCATTTTATTTAAACCTAAAAATACAACAAGATGAGGAAGAAAGAATAGCAATAGCTGCGGCAAACGGTAAAAGACGTGGAAGACCTAGAAAAAACAAAATGTATTTTACACCCATAACAGAGGCTGCAATTATTGCATATAATATAGAACCAAGTTATAAGTTAAGAAATAAAGTATTCAATGAACATATACATCGAGCGTTGGATAAACTATCTGAAAATATTATCCATACATTCAAGTTTTATTATTTTGATTATGGTGCAAGAGAAATAAAACAAGAAGTTGTTGCGTTTATGTTGGAAAAATTACCAAAATTTCAAGAAGGAAAAGGAAAAGCTTTTTCATACTTTAGTATTGTTGCAAAAAATTACCTAATACAAAACAACAATAAAAATTATAAAGCTATGAAGGAAAAAGCGCCAGTCTTGGCAATCGACACACAGCGAGACGTAACAAATGAGGAAGCAAAAAAAGATTTTAATGACCAAAGAGCCATATTCATGGAATCATTCATTGATTATTATGATTCTAAAATACCAAAAAATTTTAAAAGCGAACGCGATAGAAAAATAGCATACGCAGTAATACAATTGTTTAGAGAACGAGACAATATAGAAAATTTTAATAAGAAAGCTCTGTACATTATGATTAGAGAAATGACTAACACAAGGACACAGTACATCACGAAGGTTGTCAACATAATAAAAAAGGACTATTCAGAGACTTTCACAAAATATCAAGAAGCAAAAATTAATACCTAGATAAAATTTCTAGTATATTTAATTTTGAAAACGGTCAATAGTGGCCACAAAACGTTACTAGCATAACAAAAAAAAGAGGAGAAAATTTATGAAAAATTTATTTTTAACAGCAATACTAGCTTGTGCAACAATGTTTGCAGGAGCTCAAAACTTTATGGTAATTACTACCTATAATGCACCAGAAGATGGAGCAGATTTCGAGCTTTCGAGCTTGACTGACAATATGGGTATCGGATATGTATTAAACGATACTTGGACTGTTGGACTAATCGCTGCAGGTGAAGATTCAATCGGTGACAAAAACTATGATGTTTTTGGTCGTTACAACTGGAACGCAAACATGTATGTTTCAATCCAAGCACCAACTGAGGAAATGATGGAAAACTTAACAGTAGGTTTAGGTTACTCATTTCAAGCGTGGAAAGGTTTATATATTGAGCCAAATTACACAATGGGTCTTAAAGAAGACGCAGCAGGAGATAGAGAAGGTACGTTGAACTTAGGTTTAGCTTACCGTTTCTAATTAATTAACAATTAAGTCAATGCTAGTGACTATTTAGAAAGAGGAGAAATCAAATGGAAAATGTAATTAAAATGATTGCAGGATTTTTTGGCGGAATAACAACTATTCTTATGGCTGTATTACCAGTAACGATCTTATGGTTCGTTGTAACAGGTGGTTCAGTGTTTGGAATGGATGTAATTGCAAATCTAACAGCTTTAGTTGATGGATTTGGACAAGGTGGATTTACTGGTTTAGTAGTTCTATTATTGGTAGCGTCATTCTTTATCAAAAAGTAATTAACTTTACTTTATAGGGTTGCCCAAGTGCTTATTAAAGTGCTTGGGCAATTTTTATTTATAAGCTCGGATATATTTATATATAGATAAGTAGATATATTAGGAGATAAACTATGTTTGACGATGAAATATTTAAGGGTAAAACCCTTTCTAATTTGTTCTCTGAGATTTACGAAAATTCTCGAAAAAAAGATGAACAAATAAATAACTTAATTGGCCAATTAAAACCACTAATTAAGAATATGACCGATGCAACTGTTATTGTTCCATTAATAAAGGACTATATAGACGCATCACTAAAAAATGATGACCATCTAATAAAAATGGCCGGAATAATACAAAGAGCCACTCTTCGTGCTGAAACAGGCGGAGGAGATTTTTCTTTAAGTGATGCAGAAAAAAAGGAACTTATAGCATCAATTGACGAAATAGAAAAAAATAAGGAGAGCCAATAGATGGCAATAAGCACAGGAGCTCCAGTATCTGGAATTACAGGACAACCAGATTCATTATCCATTGAATCTGGAGAAGTAGTTGATATTATACTTGATGAATCTCATCCAGAATATACTGACACAGGTAATGGAGTTGGATCCTGCTTAGTTAGATTGACACAATCCCAACGAAATCAGAGCGATCACGCATTAAACTGGCTTCAACCTGCTTTTGCAAATTTCATACAGTACCCTTTAATTGGTGAATTAGTGATGTGTATGGATGGAGCTTCCCCAGATTCCCAACGACAATCAGGAGCAACTTCTAAATATTGGCTACCATATCCTCAAAATGTATTTGGTGATGTAAACGAAAATAGTTTGCCTTTTTCATCCTACTCACTGGAAAGAAGAAAAATTGCACCTAGTGAATTTGATAGGCACAAAGGAGATGCTGAACCAGAAGGACCAACACTGGGTAATTCTTTTGAGTCAAAAGAAATACAAACCCTACAACCATATGAAGGTGATATGATTCTTCAAGGCAGATGGGGAAATTCTATTAGGCTTGGTAGTACGGCAGAGCCACAAGCTGGAGATCCAAATCTATATTCAGATGGAGGTTCAAAAGGCGATCCAATAATAACCATGAATGTAGGATATGGTACTACATCTGACACAGCAGAAGGATACCACATAGAAGATTGGTCGACGGCTGGTGATGGTACACAAGTAGTATTGGCCGCAGGACAAAAAATACCTTTAGAAATTGCAAGTACAAATAAAGATTCATATCACAATAGTTCAACTCCTGATGAACAAGACTCATATGAAGGAAATCAAATAATACTAAATTCAGACAGAATCGTGTTTAATGCAAAAACGGATAGTATTTTAGGAACAGCAAAAACCTCAGTTGGATTTTCAAGTGAAGGTACCTTTAATATTGACGCAGATGACCATACAATAATAGACTCACCAAAAATATATCTAGGGAATGCAGCAACAGACGAGGCCGAACCAGTTGCATTAGGACAAACACTGGTAGATTGGATGCAAAAATTATGCGATACTTTACTGGCCGAAACACATCCCACTGCATGTGGACCAAGTGGACCGCCAATAAATGCCGCAGACTATTCAAGTTTAAAGTCTTCTGCACCAGATATATTGAGCCAAAACAGTTTCTGCACAAAGACAAACTAGGAGAATTTATGCCATTCGCTGCACCATTATTTGCAAACGTATATAACGCTGAATTTGGCGGAGATGTTCCAGGTGGAGAAGCACAAGGAGATGCAGGTAAAGCTTGGGCCAAAGCAACGGCCGCCGGAGCTGCCACTGTTATGGCGCCAGCACCATCATCAACCATAAGTTTAGCTGAACAGTCAATGGCAGGAGCATTAGCTGGATGGAATTCAGATAGCGACAACGCCGGAATGATGTTAAAGTCCGCCCTAGTAACCTTTGCTGCAACCATGGTACCTGGTTTTTTACCAGGAATTGCAATACCTCCTGCAGGACCACCACCAATAGATAGTGTATTTTCAATGGGAGATGCTGGTGCTGACGCATTATCAATGGGAAATGCATTCGGAGGCATATTAGCCAGCTGGTTTCCAACTGGTACATTTATTATTCCAGGTGTTCCACCAATTGGACCATTACCTTGGATATAGTGACTAAAAACATAACCATTTAGATATTTATATAAGTAACGAGAAATACTATGACAAAATCAAAAAAACTATTAGAAATAATAAAAAAAGCAGTCCGAGAAGAAATACGAATTGTAATAAAAGAAGAACTGGCAGCAGTGCTTGGTGAAAACAAGCTTAAAATTGAACACATAGAACATGGACTAAATTTAACTGAATTGGCAAAAACATCAAAAAATCCATATGAGCAAGGAATTACTGCAAAGAAAAAGCGAAAAAATGTTGAGTTTACAAAAGATCCTGTATTGAACAAGATATTAAATGAAACAGCAGACGAAGAATGGAAAACTATGGGTAATAAGACATTCACGGATGGAAGATCAGGCATGGCAAGTATGATGGGAATGCAATCACCAGATCAAGCTTTTGGTGGAAAGCCAACAATAGAACAAATGCTTCCAAACGATAGGAAACATGTACAAGTCAGTGATGAGATGGCAGATATATTAACAAAGGACTATTCTGCCCTATTAAAAAAGGTAGATGAAAAAGCAAATAAGGCGAGACCTTAATAAATGGCAATACCTGCAAGAAAAATATTTAGAATAAACCCTGCAGATGAGTCTGACAGGATTGCAGTGGGAATAGATTTACCAATGGTGAAAAATAATGGTGCACCATTCCCACAGACGAGACTAACTATTCATGCAGCAAAGGCCAACGTTAAAAATTTAATATTGACAAGAAAAGGCGAAAGGCCTTTCCACCCTGATTTGGGTACTAGTATATATGACTTTTTATTTGACCCAAACATTGATGAAATGTTGGTAAACATTGAGGAAGAAATAGGTATGGCAATATCGAAATGGCTACCATACGTGGTAATTACAGACTTAAGTGTTGCAGTTGCTGACCAGCAATATGGCTTTAGTGACAATTTCAATGGTGTAAGGATAAGTATTTCATTTACACTAGCAGGAAACAGATTCAACGAAGAATCAATTACAGTGGTAATAGGAGCAGAATAATGGCATTAGCAAAAAAAGAAGTAAAATATTTGAATAAAGACTTTTCTCAATTTAGAGAAAAGCTTGTCAATTTTGCAAAGGTATATTTTCCTGATACATACACGGACTTTAATGAAACTTCACCAGGTATGATGTTCATTGAAATGACTGCGTATGTTGGAGATGTATTATCCCTGTACATTGACAATCAGCTAAAGGAATCCATGCTACTCCACGCAGAAGATTCACAAAACATTTATGATATTGCACAAGCACTAGGTTATAAGCCTCAACCATCAGCTGCAGCAACAACCCTTCTTGATGTCTTTCATTTAGTACCGGCAATTGGAAGTGGAGTAAATATTGCTCCAGACTTTAGATATGCTGTAGAACTACAAGAAGGAATGACAGTAAAGTCTAGCGAAAATGCAAAAATAGAGTTTAGAACACTAGAGTCTGTAAACTTTGCATTCTCAAGCTCTAATAGTCCAACAGACGTATCAATATACAAGGTTGAAAAAACAACAGGAGTTCCACAGTATTATTTGCTACAAAAAACCGTACAAGCAATATCAGGAAAACTAGAAGCTGAAAAATTTACATTTACAAGTCCTAAAAAGTTTGATAGAATTAAATTAGAACCTACAAACATAATTGATATTGTTGACGCGAAAGATTTTGACGGTAATAGCTGGTATGAGGTTGAATACCTGGCACAGGACACAGTTTATACTGAGATAAAACAAGGAGAAGCTGCAGATCCGTTATTATCTCCATATGAAGATTCTGTACCATATATATTATCACTGAGACGGGTACCTAAGCGATTTACAAAACGAATAACATCAACCAATCAGATAGAATTGCATTTCGGAGCAGGAGTTTCAGCAAACGCAGACGAAGTAATACTTCCAAATCCAACAAACATAGGAATGCAATTACCATATGGAAATACGGCAGGATTAGACAACGCATACGATCCAACAAATGTACTATTCACTAAAGGATATGGCCAGGCACCATCTGATACAACACTAGTTGTACGATATTATACTGGCGGAGGAATAGAATCAAATGTCGGTGCAAAAACACTTACAGATATCACAACAAAGGAGTTTATAGGTGGAACTGAAGGACTAGATGAAGGACTAGTATTATTTGCCCAAGATTCAATTGCCTGTACAAATCCAAGTCCTGCAACAGGCGGCCGCGGACAAGAAACAGTGGAAGAAATAAGGCAAAACGCATTAGCATCTTATGCATCTCAAAATAGAGCTGTCACTAAAGAAGATTATATCGCAAGAGTATACTCTCTTCCAGGAAAATATGGAAGCATAGCCAAAGCATATGTTGAAAGAGATGAACAAGGATCACAAGGAAATGGTAATGACGATTTTAATCCCTTGGCAATTAATATATATACACTATCATATAATGAATCCAAACAACTCTTAAATTCTAATTTAGCAACTAAGACAAACTTAAAAACATATCTTAAAAAGTATAGAATGTTAACTGATGGAATTAATTTAAAAAACGCGCACATTATAAACATTGGAATTAGATTTGAAATATTACCAATTCCCGGTGTAATAACAAAGGAAGTATTGCTCAAAACTATTGACGAAGCTAAACGATATTTTGCCATAGAAAAATGGCAAATAAATGAACCAATATCAGTATCAGACCTAGCAGCAACTTTAGACCAGGTTGACGGAGTACAGTCAATATTAAACCTAACAGTAATTAATAAATTCGACACAGATTCAGGATATTCAGGAAATTATTATGATATTGGTGAAGCAACAAAGAATAATATTGTTTATCCGTCAATGGATCCTTCTATATTTGAGGTAAAATACCCAGATACAGATATAGAAGCAAGAATAGTAGGAGTATAATTATGATATATAGCATAACATCATCTGTTGATGCAACCATGTATGAACAGTACGAGAATAGAAACACTGGTTTAGATGAAGTAGTTCAAATTGAAAAAATAATATCTGAATCTTCAACAAATAATACTTTTAATTCTAGAATTTTAACAAAGTTTGATTTAGAAAATATATCACAATCAATAGTTGATGGACACATCGCACCCACATTCACAGCAAAACTAAAATTGTATACTCACCAAGCTGTTGCGATACCATACACATATCAAATAAGTGCATATGCTGTTTCTCAATCTTGGGAAATGGGAATTGGTAGATCTACTCATAATCCTAAGACAAAAGAAGGAGTTAGTTGGACATATCGTGATGGAATTTCAGCTGCTACTACATGGCAAACTGCGAGTGCAGCAATGGCAACTGGAACAACTGCAAGTTTTGTTAATCTTACTAATAATGGAGGAGCAACATGGTGGACTGCAAGTGCAGCAACACAAACCTTCACATATGAAACTACAGACTTAGCACTCGACGTTACTGACATTGTTACTAGTTGGATAAGTGGAAGTTGGAATGGTGGTCCTGTACTATCAAATGATGGATTTATAATTAAAAGACCTGATGTTCAAGAATATAATGGCAATAATTACGGCCAACTACAATTCTTTTCAAAAGAAACCCACACAATATACCAACCAAGATTAGAGTTTTCTTGGGATGATAATTCCACAATAACAACAGGCCTTTCAGAGCTTGATATTGCTGCTGATGTATTTGTTTATGTTAAAAACAATAGAGATCAAATACATCGTGAAAGTAAAGAAAGAATACGTGTTGTTGGTAGAGAACGATACCCTGTGAAGACATATGCAACTGCCTCTGAAAATTTAGTGATTAAACATCTTCCAACATCTTCCTATTGGTCAATACAAGACTATACTACGGGCGAAACTGTTATTGATTACGATGATTCATATACTAAAATTAGTTGTGATAGTGCTGGAAATTATTTTGATTTATGGATGGACCAATTAGAATCAAATAGAAGGTACAAGTTTATAATAAAAAGTATAGGTGGTGGTGGAAAAGTTAGAAAAATATTTGATGATGACTTAACATTTAAGATTGTAGATTAAGATGGCAAAACCAAGATATAGAACTCAAAGGATTATAAAGTCAGTACAAGAAAAACCTCTTGTACCAGGAACCGACTATGTAGGACAAAGAGACGCGACACTACTTAAACCTGATAATGGTGCAATATCACTTGTTACTGTACAAGATGACTATTATCCTTGGGATGCAGGAGCCCATATTATATCAGAAGACATTGGAACGTTTGAAATAAACACAGAATTAGATTATTTAGAAACAGCAGCAGACAAAACACACCGTGATCCTAATGGAAATATTATTTCGCAAATAAATAGTGACGCGATAGGTCAGGATTTTGTGATAGTTCCACAGAGATATGTTTTAGCTCGAGACCAATACTTGGACATAATAGATACATCAATAACGGAATTATTACCGGCGGTTATTTATAGTCCTACTGGACCTCCAATATTAAGGTCAAATCCCAATTCTGGTGAAACAACTGGTATTATTATTTTTCCTTCACATGGAACAATTGACGGTAAAATATCTGATGACTATTCTATTTTTGACGATCCAGGACTATCTACAACCGTTTATCAATTTCGTGGAAATAACAGTAGAGTATTGGTTGCTGACGCGTATAATTATCTTGCAGAAGATGATATTGAGATTGAGGATGGATTGACATATGAATGGATATTTAACTCTGATAATCCTGCAAAACATGGCCTAGAAACTAGAAAAAAGATTAGTAATAAGGTTGTTTCTAGAACCAAAAAGCTAGCTATAATAAATGGAACAATTTTCGACACAGGATACTATATATGTAGAATAAAAAATGAACGTGGAACGATTGAAACACCTTCAATATATTTGCTATGTACAGGAGGACTAATAATTGAACGAGATGAAATTAGAAATCCCGAAACGTCTGAATTTATAGGTTATGGAGCTGCAACAGGAGAAATAATAGAAGATCAACAGCACAATAATGCAAATCCACTAACAGAAGGTTGGATGGATTTTAATGAAGAAAATAACGAATGGTTTAGAACTGCATGGGACAATATAATTGAAGAATGGTATTCTAGAGATTCTTATAGAGGCTTTAACACATGGAGAGTTCCAAAATACGGTCCTGAGCCGAAAAATAATGACGTATCTGATGAAAGAGTATCAAAGCCTACGAAGACCCAGGCAGTATCTCAAACACCAGAATCTCCTCCACCAGCCAGAAAACAGCAACAAATAGTTAGACCACAACAACAGGTTGTGCGAAATACTCTTCCTTCTAAAAGATTGGGTAGAAATTCAAGGATACAAGAATCATAATGGCTTGGAACAATAAATATAAACAAGAAGACTTAAGGCTTATTCCATCAAAGGCAATATTATCTGACTTTGGTAAAGCAATTGATGTAGAAGATATTGTAGAATTACATATATTTTCAAGCGATGGAGTAAATAAATTATTCTCTGTACCTGATATAACGTCATTTAAGATAGCAGAAGGTGGAATTCTAGATAACGGCGCAATAAACAACGACCCTGTTATATTTTTAGATTTACACAATGATATACGAAATTATGTATCTGCCGGTACATTTATTGTCAAGTATAACTTTTTTAGAACTATACTTGGAAGTAACAATCAAGGCATAAACGACCTATTTGTTGACGAAATAAGTACAAGTAGGCGTGAAATTCGATTAAAAATTAGCCCTGATGCATCTCAAATAGAAAAAGAAATCTTTGAAGATTTTGCCGATAAACTATCAATCAAAGGATCTGTTGAACATTGGGTAGATATACATGTTAATTTTGGTGATGGATTAGCTCCACTAGTTGTTAATTGGTCAATTGATAAACTTACAACTCCAGAATTTCCATACTCTATTGTTTTAAAACTATATGACCCTTTACCTGTCGAAATAAAGGCTAAACAGCCGTGTTGGATAGTACAAGAATTGGTAACGCCTGTACAAGAAACTGTATATGTTGAGTCTCCAGAAATAGAAAAACAAGTTAACCTTTTATCAGGTCCAAACTTTAGCGTAGGTAGTCAAGAAGGTTACGGCCCAGGAACTTCTAATTTTTACAACTGGTCTACACTTACCGACGCAAAGGAAGATGTTGTCGATAAAGTTTTAAATAGATATTTTTCAAGTAGTTTAGACAATGTAAGACTTAACGTTGACTATCGAAGATATGCCCATTTTGTAAGATTTGGGTCTGCAACCGAAAGGCTTAAAAATTATCAATATAAATTGTCTCAATTAGAATTCTACGACGGGAAAATATCAGACATTTCGCATGAGGCACTATATGAACAGGGTAATTCAGAAATAGCCAATTCATATCATCACCTTAAAAATGTTCAAAATTTTAAAACCCAAAAAAATAACATAATTTCTAAATTTGATGGATACGAAAAATTCTTACACGAAGAATCAGCATCATATCAGTCTAGTTCATTAGGAGAATTTTATCCTTCAACCTGGCCAAAAGTATCTACAACAGCATTTCCAAAATCACCATATACAAACATATCGGTAACTTCATCACAAGCAATTGACTGGTTCACAGGCGCTATATCGTCAGCATCTTTATATGATAGTATGAATATACATTCATTACAAAACACTGCCATTCCATTACATATCCACGAAGATCCTACGCTAGGAACTGATGAAAATATAAACGGTGAATATGTAAAGTTTGTCCATATGGTTGGAGAATTTTTTGATAATATCTACCTATACGTCACAGCAATTCCAGAAACTTGGGATAGGCACAATGCCATCGACGCAAAATTAATCGAAGGACAGTTTAGTGGATCTGATATGTTATCAAAAGATTTAATCTATATGGGATTAAAATCCTTAGGATATAGCCAATGTTTGAAATCAAACGAGCAAGATCTTTGGACATACGTAATAGGAACCGACAATTCAGGAAGTTATGGTGACAAAACAGAATATTTTGACACCAATGATTGGTCATTTTGGCAAGCACCAGACGATCAATATGCATCAGGAAGTTATATTCTTGGCACTTCTGAATTTTCTCAATCCCGCGTATATGCATCGGATTATTACCAAACCTCTCATTCTCTAGCCCGAGAAAATGTTAGATTAGAATTTGGAAAAAGATTATTAAATAACTTACCACACTTAATGAAAACCAAAGGTACGAAGGAAAATCTTCACGCATATATGAATATATATGGTATACCTAGAACATTATTTAGAATAAAGGAATGGGGTGGAACTGTACCGGTTGATTATTTTACAAATGAGTATTTTGAATATGACACCTATAATTATGGCCTAAATTTTATTGGATCTTCAAACATAACCGCATCTTGGGATGAAGTAGTTGATCCAACAATCATGTTGGATAATGGAAATAGAAGCCAGTTCCCAGACACCATAGAATTTAGATTTAAACTTCCTGACCTAAAACAATTTAATTTAAAATGTGGAAAGATGCAGTTTCAAGAATCAAACAATAATGCCAATAAGAAAGACATGGTAATGGTTCAGATTAATTCCAGTTCATTCATAGCTGTTGAGCATGCATCCACAATAACAGAATCTGTTAGCTTCTCTACGGCCGACGATAGTAAATATGGTAGAGTAAAATTTGCATTAAAAACCTCTGGTAGTGGAAATTCAGAATATTTTGAATCCACAGTAACAGATTGGGCCCCAATATACGATGGAGATTGGTGGAACACAATGGTTAGAAGAAATTCTCCAACTGCAACCACTGTTACTTCCTCACTTACTGAAAACTTTACATATGATGTATTTTGTCAAAAGTCTACTGATTGGTCAAGAGCTACAATATCTCATGCAGTATCGGCCAGTTTAAGTACTGATGGTAGTACAGTGAAAGGTTTACATGCAAATGCAAGTTGGAATTCTGATGGATATATAGATACACAATGGGTTAGTAGTAGTTTTCTTTCTCCCGAAAACGCGAATTTTTCAGACGACGGATATACTGAAGGTACATATGGCACAAATTATGACTCATTTTTTATTGGAGGAGCAGTAAATAGTGCAAATTGGTCTATAAATAATGTTACATCTTCAAATGAACAAGATGGATCTGAAAAAACCAATTATTTTAATTTTAGTGGTTCATTACAAGAATTTCGTTTTTGGATGAAACCTTTATCTCAATCGGCATTTAACAACCACACAATTAATCCAATGGCAATTGACGGTAATACATATACATCCTCATTTCATGATCTTATTGCCAGATATTCGTTAGGAGCTGATTTAAAAACTTATGCACTGGGTGATGGTTCTATTATTGACTCATCACACCCAAATCAAAACATTATACGACCTTATCAAGCCAATAGAAGTACTCACATAACTGCAAGTGGATTTAACGGAACTGTTGACTTTATTGAATCATATGAAAGGGTTGCAACAATAGTTCCAAACTCAATAGGATTAAATACTGGACAAGATAAAATTAGAATTCAGGAAAATACATTAGATGGAAATCTTTCCTACAATAAGAAAGCAGAAATTCCTTCAGGCCATCCAAATGATGTAAATAGGGTATCAATTCAACTTACACCTGTTGACCAAATAAATATTGACATGGAACACCAATTAGGTGGAATAGATTTTAATGATTTAGTTGGAGATCCAAGGGCAAAATATAAGTCATCATATTCTGATGTTGTATTTTATAATAATCATTATTGGCTAAAACACTTTGGACCATTTAAATATTCAGAATTCTTTAAAATGATTAGGTATTATGACGATACTGTACTCTGCCAAATGAAAAAGAATGTTCCTGGAAGAAGTAAGCCTGATTTCAACATTACAATAGAACCACATATATTAGAAAGACCACGCATACCTGAAAGAAACCCATCACTGGATCATGTACAATTGGAAGGATCTGCATCGGCCAGGGTATATCTAAATGGAAATACTACCGAATTAGGAAGATTTAAGCATAACGGTCCTGGAGATTCATTTTATTCTGATTGGAATAATATAGGACCCGAAGAATCTAGGTATGGTGATTTAATCTCCCCTAACCCTAATTCTGGAAATAGAAATCAAGCTCACCAATTACCACAATTGTATCCATCATATGGTACCGGAGGCCAGCGTGAAAGGGAAAATAATCCTGCAGGCCTGTTTAGAACTACAGTTGGAGAATTAGAAGCTACTATAAACAATAAACCCTTTGAACCAATCATTAAGGATGATATTTCCATGTGTTGGGAACGAGATCAACATGAAGGAGCTGCAAGGTATGAGTGGCACTCACCAGTCAATTGGTCAACAACAAAAGGAGATTATAAAGACTATTCCGTGAGTGGAACTACATCTGTGTCCCAAACAAAGGCAGCAACAGAAATTTCATTGGCTGGAACTTTTCCTAATGCCGGTCTTGAGACTTATTCTTCAACATCCATAATACTTACGGCTACAAACGGAACAGTTGCAACATTTTTATGCCATGATTCCGGTTCTCCAGATGAAGGATCAACAGCTTCACAAGGATCCAACATAGCAGGATCTGTGTTCTTATATAATAGCAATCCTGCACAATTGGCAGCAAACATAAAAACTGCAATAAATGGCCACGTGTTATTTGATGTTGGCACGGTTGCAACAGATGGTACAGTATTAGATTCTGCAGGTAGTCAAGTTACAAAGTATATTATACCAATCACACAAAAAACACCAGGCGCAAATGGTAATACAAACATGCTTGGTACCTTCTTTCCACCATATACTGGATTACAGGCAAATATACAGGCCGCGCACACAGTTGGCAGAAGCTTTGTTTTTCCTGGTTTAAATGGCTTTTCAGGTGGAATTACTGCACATACTGTACCAGCAATAACATCCATTAGTGATTCTACTAGAACGCGTGTAACTCAAGCAAATGCATATTGGGAAAGAGATGTTCTAATGAATGTTAGTCATCCAATGGATCCTAGAGCAGATGAGGTATTTTATGATTTTAATAAGAATGAATATTTACCAACCAATCTACATCCAAATAAACCAATGTTTGATAGAACTAGAAACTATCCAATATTAAATAATGGTCTTACATCATACGCTGATAACAAATCCTGTAGGGATAGAGGTAAAGAATTTTTCTATCCGTTTATTGGAAATCAAAGAGAATCATTCTATAAATATACCGAATTACATAGATTTGCAACAGAGTTGAGCCAGTCGTTGGGCAAAAAAATACCTAGAGTGCAATATGGACAATCTGATATTGGATATGGCAATTTAAATGGTCAATTAATAGTTTCACATAGTGGAGCCCAAATACAAAACCTAAATGGAATATCGATACTGAGTAGATCCGCACAGTACCAAGACTATAGGTCAAAAGGCCTACAAAATTTAATATATGATGGATGCATGATGTCAGCATCAGACTTTAATGTAGATTCTAACCAAACAATAGATGGTGGCCCTGTTGTTGAAATAATAGACACAACACCATTTACAATTACATCAGCTCCACCAACACTCGGAGAAGGTCCAGGTAGAGTATCCGGAGAAGGTATAGGTCGTGGAGTTGGTAAATACTCTGGCAGACCAATAGGAAGAGCACCAGCAGCAGGAAGAGGACAAGTTTCATCCGGTGGTAGATATAATTACCAAAAAACTAGTAATGATGCCCCACGAAGAAATCAATCTTGATAATATATATAAAATTAAAACAGTACTATATTTATTATTGATATAATCTGTAAACACATGGAGACTTAATATGGGATATTTAGATAAAACAACAATAACGGTTGATGCAATATTAACCAAGAAGGGAAGAGAACTATTAGCAAAAAATAGATCTGCCTTTAATATTACAAAATTTGCACTTGCAGATGATGAAATTGACTACAACTTATGGGATGTTAATCATGCCTTAGGAACAAATTATTATGGCCAGGCAATTGAATCAATGCCACTTGTTGAAGCAAGTCCAGATGAAACACAAATGATGCGATATAAATTGGTAACATTACCAAAGAATATATCTAAAATGCCAGTTGTAACTGCAATTCCTGGTGCAATATCATTGACATCAGCTGGACAAAACGCAACTGTTGTTCCTTCTACAACAAACTTTCAAAATGGAAACAACACATATGGATATACAGCAATCCTTGCTGATTCAGATGTATGTTATTTAAACGTTGCACCAGGAGGATCTGTAGATTCAAGGTTTAATCCATCAGTACCTAGTCCTATTGAAACAAATGTTAAGTCAATAAGTTTAGTTGGAAAGTCATTTCAAATTGTTGCAAAGGCGCAACCATTACAAACAGTATCAACAACATTAACAATTATTGGGAACGAAACAGGTGGATCTGCAACTGTGACTATTACTGTTAACAAGGAAGAAGTTAGTACCAATATATTAGAGTCACCAGCATATAGATAATAGGGAAAAACATGGCAAATTATAGAGACAGTAGAGGAAACCCAGTTTCACCTGCAAGATTAAGTCCAACTAAAGGACAAAACCAGAGTGATAGAGTTACTAGAGATAGGGAAAAACCTCAACAAGAACCGAGTAGAAGACCTTTTGTTCGACCAAGGCCAAATCCTATCACCCCTAGGGCAATAACCTCTGTATTTTCTGAATTTGGAGTTGATGACATTGTGGAAAATTTAGATTCTGACGTAGTAACAGCAGCACTATTTTCCGAAAACCAAGGTGAAATAGTAGGAATGTTTACATCTTCTGCTCAAAGTCAAAGTTCAGGAGAATATTATTTAGATGTATATCAAAAAGATCCCTCAACAAATAATAATCAAGAAATTCAATTTGCAATAGGATATGGCCACTACGCAGGATCAGGCTCGCAATCACCACAATATGCTTCTCCAGGTTTTACACCTAGTAAGGCAATATATACTCAGTATGCAAATACACTATTGAACGCCGGAGATAATAGATTTACCGTAACCAATGTTCATCCTAATTCACAAGCAAATTTAGAAATGATATATGCATTAAACTTTCAACGAAGTAGAATGAAAGAAAAGATAGATCCAGGTAATTGGGAATTGCACATCGCTGGAACTGATTTTCCAATCAAACTAATTGATGACTCTACGGTATCGGACGGAACAGTTACTGAGGCAGGAAGACAATATTTTATTAGAAGTGGAACCATAGATGCAGGACCTTTAGCATCAAATACATACCATTATGGTTTGGTTTATCCTGATATGGGTGTAATAATTTTAGATCCAATGGCAATTAGTGGAAGTACGAGAATTAGGGTTAATTCCTCTAGTTATGCATACACTTCAACGGCAGTAACGGTTTCTAATGCAAATACAACAGACTTCTTTACAAGCTTAAGCGGATCTGGAGCTGCACAAATTGGATATTTAGCTGCAAGAAATAAAGAAACAATACATTCAACACACTACTTTATAAGGGTTAAAAACAATGAATTTAACTTTTCAAATAATCCTACGTTCACATCAGGATCTACAGGTACATTTTCAAATTCCTCTTTCTTTAGAGATCCAAAATCATATGTAACATCTATAGGGTTATACAATGACAATAATGAACTATTGGCCATTGCAAAACTAAGTAAGCCGTTATTAAAAACATTTTCAAGAGAGGCTCTTGTTCGTGTAAAACTTGAATTTTAAATAGGGAAAAAGTATGTCCGAAGTTTTTAAAACATTTGAGAAGGATGACATACAGGTACGAGGTTTTTCGGCAAACAAATCTTATGATCTAACCTTATCTGATTATTCTGCATCGTATTTGCCAGACCAACCAGTACTTGTTGGTAGCAATCAAATTGTTCCAGCAATAAATGGATATGTAGGAAAAGCTGATAGGTTTAGTGAATTTAATAGTGGAAGTGAAGACCTAAACTCAGTAGCTGCAATTCCTTCAAGATCTGTATGGGATAATCTTTGGCATATGTACTATAGAGATTGGCCAAACCATGGTCAAGTGTTTTGTACGTCAGGTGATTCACGAGAACACAGAGAATTGTATGATACTGCATATGTAATTTCTGTACCACATTATATTTATGGACAACAACTACACAAAGGATCTGTCGAACTTTCATTTACATCTAATGCTCCATCTGGTGCCACACATACAATAAACTTAAAAGATGACGGTTTCGGCAACCTATATAATTCAGCCTATGCAACTTCAAGTGGAAACACTAAAGATTTAAGTGTTCCTCCAAATGAAGGAACAGTTGTATATTTGCCATTCAAAGACCTTACACCTTATCAATATATGCCATCACATGGTAAAGGATATTTAAACCAACAACTAGCACTAGGAAGCATACAAGATTTTAGTATGTATCAGAATAAAATTTCTTCAAATAGGGTAAAGGTAATTACCGGAAGTTATTATGGTACAGGAATAGAATTCACTGGTAAATATGGTGATTCTACAACAATAGCAACAGGCTCTACTGAACAAAAATTTTTAGAAAGTTGGAGTTATGCAAAAATAGATCCAGACTATGCACAAAATGACCAAGTAGACTTCATTGAAAATGAAGATTTTGCAGTATGTTTTTATTTAAAGGTAAATGCATCACAATATAGTGGAAGTAATAGTTTTCCAACTAGTACTATTCTAAGTCATGTTATAAAAACACAGAATAGTGAATCTTTTATAATTGGAACAGACGCAAACGACCTAAGCACTGGAGATAACAATTCACAGTATCCATTTAAGATATATTTTAATAATAGTAATGGCCATTTGTGTGCCAGTAGAAAGGATGGATCAGGTAATGTTGGAACTTGTATAGCTGATGGAGACGATATTAGAGACGGTGTATGGAGACATATAATATTTCAAAAGTCAGGTTCCGATTTAGATTTATATGTAAATTATAGTCTGAATACTGGAGACCATGGCACAATGGTTGACAGTGGCCAAATAAGAAACCAAAATCCTATTATACTAGGAGGACAACAGTATAGCTTAGAAGGAATTACAAATCCTACAACAAATACAAGACCTTCTGAATTTTATATGACTAGGCCGTTTGGTGGTCAAATGGATGAATTTAGAATATATAGTGGCTCACTCAGCAGCGCACAGATAAATTATATGAGTGCATCAAGCGGAACTGGACAAAACCATTGGGGTAATGTATTTTATGAACATGGACAAATTGTATTAACCCATCCATCTTCTTCATATATTTCAAAGGCACCAAGAACTGCAAATGTTAAGTTTAGAAATACAACAAGAATAACTGAAAACTTGTTTACGTGTGAAGCAAAAGCTTCCGAGTATAACCAAACCTTTAATCCCTCGACAATTAGTAACCATAAAACAAAAGAACTACATAAATATACCAATTCTAACACTTGGACTCCATACATAACTAGGATAGGACTATACAATGATGCTGGAGAACTATTAGTGATAGGTTCACTGGCACAACCAATCCAAAAAATGGTAGATTATGATATGTCTTTTGTCGTTCGGTTTGACACTTAGTAACATTCCGCTATATTTATATATAGTTAAGAAATGTAAAATTATATAGGAGAATTATTTTGGCAATAATATTTAGAGATACAAAAGGATCCCCATTAACTCATGGTGAAGTCGATGGAAATTTCAGACACCTTACAGGATCTCAAATTATATCCAGTAGCGGTACTCCAGCAAACCAAGCAACACTACGGGTTGAAGGAGCAATATCCGCGTCAGGAGCAATTACTGCATCAGGATTATTTCTTACAGATGGATATACAAGTCTAAATTTAACAACAGTTAGTGCATCAGGAGCAATAAGTGCATCAGACTTGTTTTTATCTGGAAATGCAGATATTAGAGGTAATATTACTTTAGGTGGTAATATGATTGGAGGAAATGATTCCTCAGATTCTATCACACTTAACGCCGATATTACATCAAACTTGAGACCAAATACGGATGATACCTATGATATAGGAACAGAATCATTAAGATGGCAAGATGTACATGCATCATCAGTAAATGCGGAAGTTCTTGCACTCAATAAAATAACAGCGTCAGGAACATCAACCTTAGCAGCTGGACAAAACGGAATTTGGATGGGACCATTTTCAATTAGTGGCACCGTTGATATAGGAGCAGGCAGTAATTTTGTAGTTACGAGCTTTAACCGAATGGCAGAAATAAATTTAATAAATGTTAGTGACTACTAAATAAAACTAAACAGAATAAGGAGCAAACAAAATGAGTAGACTTAATGTAAATAGTGTTAACCCACACGATGGAATAAAGGTTTCCATAACAGGATCAACCAATGGAGGAGTTGTCATCAGCGGATCAGGTGATAATGTAACAAATCCGCTATTGGCTGTTGAAGGTACAATTTCAGCATCTGGAAATTTAACTGCATCAAATGCGTTCTTCAGTGGAGATATTCACGGTGTAGGAAATATATATGTACAGGGACATGCAACCTTAAGTGCATATACTGCAGGAGGAATCCAATTAGGAGATACCAATACCGATAATGTGACATTTGGTGCTGATATAAACTCATCAATCATACCAAACATAAACAATACATATGATCTAGGTTCAGACGCACAAGAATGGAGAGACATATATGTTGAAAGAATAGGATATATTGATACTATTACCCAAGATGATGCATCAACAACCAATACATTTAAAGGTGATTCTCAATTCATGGACGATGCTGGAGCAATTTCATTATTTGTTCATTCTGCAGATGGAAATATTGGAGTAAAGGTTGCAGATCCTAATCAAGAATTAGAAGTAGCAGGTAGAATTTCATCTAGTTTACAACTTTCTGTTGGAAACAGTGGTAATGAAATCGGACACATTACTGGTTCAGGAAATCTTGTAATATCAGGAACTGCAGTATTTTTATCAGGAATTGAAACAACACACGTAACTGCATCCGGACAAATAAGTTCAAGCGGAACAAGTGGTAATTATTTTGGCGGAACTATTTACCTTGACACAACTGAGGCAATAGCTACTAAAGGTACAACAAATTCGAAAATTCAAATGAATACGGGACAAGTCAGACTTTTTGGAAACCACGCATCTCATGCCGATATTACGATAGGAAATGGATCAGGAAATGGAGGAGTAGTAATAAACGAATCTGGACAAGACCAAGACTTTAGAATAGAAGGAAATACAGACGCAAATTTATTGTTTGTAGATGCAGGAGCAGATAAAATAGCAATAGGAACAGCAACAGTTGGTAATTCATTATTAACTGTGGATGGCGATTTAACAGCAACCCACATAACAGCTTCAGGTAATATTAGTGCATCAGGAACTATATATGCAGATAATTTTGAATCAACAGGAGGAGATTCAGCAGGAATTTCCTTTACAGATGACATGATAGTTACAGGTAACATAACAGCTTCAGGAAATATTAGTTCAAGTGGAGATGGTTCATTTACAGGAACTTTAACTGCAGATGGAAATGTAGATTTTAATGGAAATTTAGATGTAGATGGAATAACAAATCTAGATGTCGTTGATATTGATGATGAAGTTGACATGAACAAAAGTCTATCTGTAAGGCTAAACATAACAGCATCAGGTAATATAAGTTCAAGTGGTAATATATATTCACAAACTTCTAGAACTATAGGTAATGTAGAAGTAGGAGGAGAAGCACAATTTGGAAGTACTGGTTTCCAAGTTGACCCCCCATCAACAGTATATGTTACAGGAGATATAACAGCAACCACAAACATAACAGCTTCAGGAAATATAAGCTCAAGTGGAGACGTATATGCAGAATCTATAATACTTCCCTTTGGTCAAGCTGTAAATTGGGGAGCTCATGATGGAAATCATATTAGTGTAGATAGTGGTACTGGTAATATTATATTTGATACTTTACCTGTTCAAATAGGTAATGGATTAAATGTTACCGGAACACTCGGTCACATAACAGCCTCAGGAAATATAAGCTCAAGCGGAACAGTATTTGGTGAAACATTAAGAGTAGGAGCTGGAAATAGTATTATTGATGGTAATGTTAAATTTAATGGTGGTATAGTAAGACCATTAAAATCAATCACAGCAGACACAGTTTTAGATGCTACAGCAGGAGTATTTGCAGATGCGGGTAAAACAATTGTACTTAATAAAGCAGATGGTGCAGTAGTTACTTTACCAGCAGCAGTAGGATCAGGAAATGTATATAATTTCTTTGTAGCAACCGCAATTACTTCTAATAGTTACATAATTAAAGTAGCAGATTCAACAGACACATTTATAGGAGCAGTACATATGATGGATGCAGATGATGATTCACAAACATCAATAACCGCAAAAGGTACAGATGATACTTTAACTATGAATGGTGGTACAACAGGAGGTGTATTATTAGGAGATACTTTAACATTTACAGACATAGCTACAAACAAATATGTAGTACAAGGAAATCTGATAGTACCTGCAGGTTCTAATCCAGCAGATCCATTCTCAGCTACCGTATAATAAGACAATAATTAAAACAATAAAGGTTGCAATATGGCAAGAAGAATCAAACAAATAAATGGATACAGGAGCGGCTTTGAAAACAAGGTCGCTTCTGCACTATCCGAACAAAAGGTTAATTTCAAATACGAGGTTACACAAATAAAATATATAAAACCTCAAACAAGTCATAAATACACTGTAGACTTTACACTTCCTAATGGTATCTTAATTGAAACCAAAGGACGATGGACGTTTGAAGATCGCAAAAAACATCTATTAATAAAAGACCAGCATCCAAAATTAGATATTAGATTTGTTTTCCAAAACCCAAAGGGCAAAATAAGAAAAGGATCCAAAACTTCATACTCAGATTTTTGTGACAAACACAACATTCCTTGGGCAGATAAGTTTATACCTGAATCCTGGTTATCCGAAAAATAATACCTCAGATTTTACCAGTTAAAGAATTTTTATTATATTATACCTATAATGGGTAACTTACGAGCACTACAACTATTGGAACAGGTACTAGGCAAATCTAGGCACAATAATCATACTGGAGAAGTAGGGTTTTATTGTCCGTTTTGTAAACATCAAAAGATGAAATTTAACATTCATGTGGAAACAGAAAAATGGCAATGCTGGGTATGTAGTGCAAAGGGTAGAACTATTGTTTCACTATTTCGAAAACTACAAGTTTCTCAGGACATTATGTCTAGACTTTCCAGCATAATAGGTAAAAAAATACTAGCAACAAGTTCTAAAAATTACGATACACTAGCTCTTCCTGTAGAATACGTTCCGCTATATCTTGCAAACATGTCAAGCCCTGAATATAGGAATGCAATGCAATACCTGACTAATCGTGGAATATCTAGAAATGAAATACTTAGAAATGGTATTGGATATTGTGAAAATGGTAGATATGGAGGAATGATTATTATACCAAGTTATGATTCAGATGGAAATCTTAATTTTTTCACCGGCCGAAGTTATTATAGGGATGCAAAATACAAGCATAATAATCCTAGAGTTAGTAAAGACGTAATTGGTTTTGACATATTTATTAATTGGGATGAGCCAATAACTATTGTTGAAGGCGCATTCGATGCGATAGCAGCAGGTACGAATGCAATTCCACTATTCGGTAAACTAATGTTAGATCAGCTAAAGTCAAAAATATTAAAAAACAAAGTAAATAGGATAAATATTGCACTAGATACGGACGCACTCGGCCATTCATTAAAAATGGCGCAATATTTTATGAACCTAGACAAAGAAGTACATATTATAGACCTTGGAGAAAAAGATCCAAGTGAAATGGGAAATGATGGGTTTCAACATTTAATTGATACATCATCCCCCTTAACGTTTGAAAAAATAATGGAGTATAAGTTTATATGCAAATAGACATTGGATTAGAAAGAGTAGAAAAAATTCTACACGTTGCTGATATACATATTAGAAATTTTAAAAGGCACAAAGAATATAGGCAAGTATTCAGAAAACTATATAAAGACGCAAAACAGCTACCAAAGAATAGTTTAATCTATGTTGCTGGAGATATTGTACATACAAAAACTGATATTAGCCCAGAACTAATTGAGCTAACTTCAGAATTTCTTAGAAAGCTAGCAGATATTAGGCCTACTATTGTAATTACTGGTAATCATGATGCAAACTTGAATAATTCAAGTAGATTAGACGCACTTACTCCAATAATTGACAACCTTAACCACCCAAACCTCCACTATTTAAAAGATAGTGGAATATACAGAGTTTGTGATATAGATTTTATAGTCATGTCTGTATTCAATGACCCTAAGGACTTCCCAGATGCAACGAAGGCAACCGGCATTAAAATAGGTTTACATCATGGTCCTGTGCATAATTCAGTTACAGATATTGGATATGTTGTGAATAATGAAAGCTTAAAACAGTCTGTGTTTACAGGTTGTGATTTGGTTATGTTGGGAGACATTCACAAAAGGCAGTATTTGAATGAGAATAAAACAGTTGCATATGCAGGCTCCCTTATTCAACAGAACTTTGGAGAAACTTTTGAGAATCATGGTTATATGCTTTGGGACATGGAAACACGAACAGCAGATTTTGTCGATATTGCAAATGATTATGGATATTATACTATAGAAATGGTTGATGGTATATTACCAAATATTGATAACATACCTAAGTATCCAAGGTTAAGAATTAAAACAACTAACACCAGTCAAGCAGAAGTAAAACAGGCAATTGTTGAAGTTAGAAAAAAGTCAAAGGTACAAGATATAATCGTCATAAAAACCGACAGATTAGCAAACATATCTAATAATTCTAAAAGTGCTATTGAAATAACTAAAGACATTAGGGATCCAAATTATCAAAATGAACTTATTGTAGACTACTTAGAACGAAATTACGATCTAGACTCAGAATTATTAAATAGGATTAGGAAAATAAATAGGTCTTTAAACTCACTTTTACCAGACGTGGAAATAAGTAGAAACGTTAGTTGGAAACCAAAGATCTTTACCTTTTCAAATATGTTTAGTTATGGTGAAGATAATAAAATTAACTTTCAAAACATGAATGGAACAGTTGGCATCTTTGCACCAAATCACGCAGGAAAGTCTGCAATACTAGATGCATTAGCATATTGCCTATTTGATAAATGTTCTAGAACAAAGTCAGCATCCGAAGTTATGAACACGACGAAATCAGATTTTATTTGCACCTTTAATTTTGAAATAGATGGGATAGATTATTTTATTGAAAGAAAGGCAAAAAAGTCTCACACTGGACATGTAAGAGTTGATGTTGATTTTTGGATGATTGATGAAGCAGGAGAAAAAGTTTCATTAAACGGAGAACAGCGAGTATATACAAATAGAAATATTAGAGGATATTTAGGGTATTATGAGGATTTCGTACTAACTGCACTTTCATTACAAAACAATAATACTGGATTTATAGATAAAAGCCAAGTTGAGAAAAAAGACCTATTAGCCCAGTTTTTAGATATAACTGTATTTGAGGAATTATACCGAGTAGCAAATGAAGAAATAAAAGAGGTAGAAGTTCTACTAAAACAATTTAAAGACTTTGACTTTAGTACGCAGTTGATTGATTCCGAGGAAAAGTTAAAAGACTACCAAATAGAATATTCTGAATTAGAAAAAATAAAGGATTCAATTGAAACAAACCGAAAAAAGTTAAATGAAAGCATATTGAATCAAAATTCTAATTTAATAAAATTAGATAGTATAGGCGATATTAAAGATTTAGCAGTGGAAAAACAATCTATAGAATCGGCAATAACGGACGCAGAAGCAAGATTAGATAAGTACAATACATATTATAGTACAAATACTCCACGACTCCGACAACTCACACAATTAGAAAAGAAATTTAATCTAGATGACATAACAGACAGGGTAAACAAATTAACTTTGTCTAGAAATGAACAATCAAAAATAAAGGCAGAACTTAATACTTTAAAAATAAAGGTTAACCATAAATTAGACAAATTAAAGGCAATTGGTCAATTTGATCCCAACTGTGATTTTTGTAAAAGTACTCCTTTTGTTCAAAGTGCATTCAAGGTTGAACAAGAACTTACAGATGATAAAATTTCAGTAAATAGGTTATTGGAGCGACAAGCAAAGGTTGATTCTTTAATAGTTATCTTAGAACCCGTAGAGCTTGAACACCAAGAATTAAGGCGGCTAGACATAGAACATGTAAAATTATCTTCTTACCAGGCAGAAATAAAACTAAAGCGTGTACAGCGAAAATCAGAACTTCGTGAAAAGAATAGAACGCTAGTGGCAATTGATAAGCAAATTGAAAAGTATTACCAAAATGAAGAAAACATCAGGAGTAATGCTACCACTCAGAAAAAAATAGATTTATTAAACATACAATTGGATGATGTATTAGAAGAACAATCTACTACTACAAATAATTTACAACAGGCATTTAGTAATATTTCAGTTGCAACAAAAACCATAGAATCTATAACAAGTTCGATAGAACAAGCTCATGATCTAGAAGAAAAATACAAGGCGTATGAATATTACTTAAATTCAATTCAAAGAAATGGCGTACCATATGAATTAGTTTCAAATATTTTACCATATATACAAGAAGAAGTAAATACTATTTTATCACAAATAGTTGACTTTACTATTGAATTTGATGTAGACGGAAAAAATATCAATACACAAATATGTTACGGTGATAGTAAACGCTGGCCACTTGAATTGACATCGGGAATGGAAAAGTTTATTAGTTCCCTTGCAATACGAGTAGGCCTAATAAACGTTTCTAATTTACCGAGACCAAACTTTTTAGCGATTGACGAAGGATTTGGAAATTTAGATACAAATAACTTAAATTCTATTTTCATGTTGTTTGATTATTTGAAAACCGAATTTGAATATATAGTTGTGATTAGCCATATTGACCTAATGCGAGACGTCACAGATAATTTATTAGAAATAAGCAAAGAACAAGGACTATCTAAGGTACTCTATAACTAATTCAACACTTCAGCTATATTTATATATGGTATAAAAGTTTAATTATAATGGAGACTTTATTTAGTGGCTACAATACAAAGAACATTCAAGGATCCTGCTTTACAAAATCCTTTGAAATACCTTGGTTACGATTCTATTCCTGTTGAAATAGAAGACGGAGGAACATCAGAGAATTATTTTAACGTACAAGGAATAGGATCCGAACTACACGCAGGTAAAAATATATTCTATATTAAGCCTGATTCTGAAACACTGATTGACAATGCGGAAATTGGTGTTGAGGTATTAGATGCAAACGGTGACCTGGTACCAGTAAGATTATTAGATAATAGAAAAAGTGATGGTTCAATTGGACTAGTAATCGAAGTCGATGAAACTAGACCAAAAGGATATGGTCAAATAACCCTTGTATCAGTTGCACGAGGCCAAGTAATAGGTGCAAGACTTCAGCCGCTTAGAAATACTGACAATTTTAATATTAGATGGGCAAAGAGAGTATACCTTAACAGGGATGGATTAAATACTTCTGAAATAACATATATTAGTCCTCCTAGTATTGAAGTGGCAGAATTAAAATTACCATATTATATTAGCCATTTTAACACTGAGCTAACAGCATCGTTATCATCGGCACTTACATCAGCAAACCCAACAATAGTAAACGAAATAACTTGTTCAATATACCAGCTATCTTCATCGTTTAATACTGCAGCAAAAATATCATATGAAAAACAGCGAGAACAAATATACCTAGAACTCACAGGATCTGACTTTGGTGGTTTTGTTTCTGATATGGAAAATGGAACACTATTCTTTGATGCATCAAATATTGCCGGAATAGAACCTTCAGCAGCAACATTAAATACAAGGGTTGAAGATGGAGATGGATTTGATGATATTGCGTCAGAAGGTTCATATTTCACAAGTATATTGCAAGTATTGTCTCCAACTAGAATGCTGGTGTCAAGTCCACATACAACTTTTCAAGGATCAGGCCAAAATCTTCATGAGGTAATGCACCAAACATTCCAGCCAAGCAATTTTACACTAACTTGGGCAATGCCACCATATTCTCATAGCAGATATCCAGACAATGAAGGAGATGATACAAAATATCTTACATCATACGCAGGAATACAAGTAAGTAATTTAGATCCTTATTCAGGAGACGTGCATAGAATTAAAACATATGTTCGGGCAGAATCAAGGCCTGATGACTATGTTATGTGCTCAGACCTAGTTGTAGAATCACAGGAACTATTGATAGTTTCTGAGTCTGAACATTATAATAAGATTAGATTTAAAAATATACCGTGTGGCAAGTTTGATAGATTAAATTCATCACCAGAATCAAGTGATGTTGGATACTTTGCAAATTATTGGACGTCATCAGCAGTAGGGCTAGACGCACCAAGTTTAACAATTGTATCAAGGTCGTATTCAACAGACGACCATACAGATTTTGTTCCAATGAGACCTTCGCTTAGGGTTGGTACACTAGGTGAAGTTTCTCCGTTAGATGATAACGTTGGAAGAGACACTTCACAACCAATGAAAACGGTAGAACTAAAGAGTACAGTTTCCGCATCATTCAAACAGGATAAAGTCTATGTATTGGAGGTTTCTGGATATGTTAAAGGACGAGATCTACTAACAACCTCAGGTAAAAATTCAGGTGTTGTACACGGAATTGGTTCATTTACAGTAGGACTAGGATCTAAACAACCATTTAAAGTCAATTCCGACAAGCCACAATATCCATGGTCTTATTTACAAGGTGGTGTTATTGCAGGAAAAGGTGTAACTAATCCATTCACAGTTGCAGAAGGTCCAAATTTGAGTGCACCAAGAATAGATATTTTTGGATTTGGAGAGGCATTTCAAGACGATACAAATAGATTAGGACAAGGAAAACTTATTGGAGAAATAAATGACGCACCTCAGCCACAAGGATCCATTGTTGATGTAAAAAAGATAGAAGGATACGGTGGAGTAGATCATGTATTAGAAGTTAATTTAAGATTCCCGTTCAAGGCAGATGCAAATGCCGTTGGTGAATTTAGATTTGAAATAGAAAGAGGCCTTTGGTATTTTCAAGAAATATCTGTAAAGCCATATCATAGAGATGGAGTTACTCCACACCAATATGACTATCTGGTTCCACTTCCTAGAGGATTATCTCACCCAGAAAGGCGAGATGTTTTTGACTTCATGTTTGAATTTTATAACATAGAAGGACACATGTGCGCAGAAAAAGTCTATATAGATAATATATGTATGGACAACGAGTATACTCTTGCACCAACAACTGTAATTACTGATATAATTGACAATGATGGTGGTGATGTGACAATAAACGGACCACTTACAATAACAAATCTCACCAACATCACAAGCTCAATTACATATGATACTTCTTCTTTAAATATCACACAAACATTTGGCGACATACTAATGTATAACTCAAGTTCAGGCGAAGTCGGACATGTTGAGTTAGGTTGTGGACTTGGATTTATGGACAAAGACAATTGTTGCTGCCATCTTCACGGTGATACCAACGTTTATATTTTCATAGACGATACCAGCTTGAACATCACAGGCACTGCTACTGAAACTCCTAATGTACTAACCAGATATTTAATTCCCAAGTTTGAAAAAGACATGAGGGAAAGGTACCCTTACTGGAAAGGAAATATCTACGTTGGTACTGGACATCACGGACAAACTAGAGAGCGATGGTTATCTTGGATGTCTTGGCCAGCAGTAGGAAATCAACAAATAGATAATAGTGGTATAGGACAAGGTATTACTGGTAGTATGGAATCCGTTAAATGGCAAGCAAACGCAGCCGAAACTAGTGAACTAAACGGCACTTATCTTGGATCAGACGACTTTGAAGCGTATGGCTATAGAACATCTGAGTATTATTTAGAAAATGCTCCAATAATAAAGGATGGACGTCCTGATAATAATGTTATTGTGTTTGCAATTGTTGATGAAACCAATACCGCGTACCATGGAAATACTGCACTATTAGGAACTTCCACAGACTTTAGTGAACAACTTACTGACGATTATAAGCGAGATTACGGACTATTTGTAGGAAAATCATACCCACAGTATAATTGTTTCACCGGTTATGTATATGCCTTACCTAGTTCAAACAATATAACACATGGTGCAAGACAAGAATTTGCATTACATGTATATGCAGCAATAGAAACCGGAATTGTAAGTTCGACGGAATTTATAGGAACAACTGCAACATTGGCAAATCTTTCAGCAATAACTGGAAGTAACCCATACGCCAATGCAATAAATACAGTTGGAACACTTTCTCCCCACTACCAAGGTGGAGTATATGGATTAAAAAGCCAGTCTATAAGTGAAAAGCATAACTTTACAGGCGGAGTTGCTGGCTGGTATGATAATTTAAGTTATCCTGTTGCCTCAGCAACTATAAATAAGTCAAGTTCTTGGGCTCAAGGACAGGCAACGTTTAGTGGCGATTTATTTAACTTCATAGATGGAAATTCTATTGGAGTAAAGGTAGATGCAACAACAATTTGTATTAATGAATCCAATGAACTATATGCCACAAATACAGGATCTTTTACTGGTTCCTTTACTGGTGAAATAACTGGTGATAGCATAATAAATATTGACCGATCAATAACTATAAATGGCGGTATAAATACATATATTGTTGGTGACACATTCATTGTTGGTGGAAATAGTATAACTATATTTAATGGAGATGTAACACACATTACGAATCTTACAGCCAGTCACCAACACATAACACAAATAACAGAATCACTAAATATCAACAATACCTATGGTGACGTATTGATGTATAATTCACAATCAGAAGAAATAGGTGCAATTGCCCTTGGTTGTGGACTTGGATTTATGGACAAAGACAATTGTTGTTGTCATCTTCACGGCGATACCAACATTTATATTTTTATAGACAATACGAGTATGAACATTGTCAATTCTAATCCCAATGGTGGTGGCGCATCAAGGTATACTCCACAATTAATTACAAAATGGGTAATTACCAAGTTTGAAAAGGATATGCGGGAAAGATACCCGTATTGGAAAGGAAACGTTTATGTAGGACAAGGAACAAGCGGACCTGGAAGTGGAACACTACCAGCAGAGCGATGGTTATCTTGGATGTCTTGGCCAGCAGTTGGTAATCAACGAATAGACGGTAGTGGTATAGGACAAGGTATTACTGGTAGTATGTCGTCTGTTACATGGGGAGAGTATCCAATTGGAACTACTACAAACGATGAGTCGAATGGAGATTATGTAGGTTCAGATAATTTTGCAGCCCATGGATATAGTTCATCTGCATATTATTTAGAAAATTCTCCAATAATAAGGGATGGAAAACCAGACAGTAATGTAATCGTTTTCGCAATGGTAGACGAAACAGATCCAGGAACAGTAGCAGGTCCAGGAAAAGGTTACCACTATAGAGATACACTTAATGGTGTAGCTGCAGATTTTGACAATCATTTAACTGACGAATATAAAATGGATTATGGATTGTTTATTGGAAAGGCCTATCCAGCATATGACTGTTTCTCAGGATATGTTTATGCTTTACCTAGTTCAAATAATATAACACATGCCGCACGCCAAAACTTTGCACTACATGTATATGCCGCAATTAATGATAGAGTCACTTCTGCAGAATTTATCGGAGCAACTCCAACCACTGGAAATCTTTCTGCAATAACTGGTAGTAATCCATACGGCCATGGATCGGCATCTGTTGGAACACTTTCTCCATGGTATCAAGGAGCTATGTTTGGACTACATAGTCAATCAATTGGCGAAAAACACGACTTTGCCGGAGGAGTTGCAGGATGGCATGACCCCTTTACGTATCCTGTATCGGTTACAAATATCAACAGGTCGGGATCTTGGCTACATGGTCAAGCTAGTTTTAGTGCAGATTTATTTGAATTTGTTGATGGAGATTCAATTGGAGTTCGTGTTGATGCAAAAACAATTTGTATCAATGAATCTAACGAATTATATGCCACAAATACAGGATCTTTTACTGGTTCCTTTACTGGTGAAATAACTGGTGATACTATACTAAATATTGACCGATCAATAACTATAAATGGCGGTATAAATACATATATTGTTGGTGACACTTTCATTATAGGTGGAGACAATATCACAGTAATAAATACTGATGTATCCTATATCACAAACCTTACTGCTAGCAATGCATTTTTCCATTCCATGACAGCAAGTTCTGCAACTGGTAATTTTTCCGGTTCATTTACTGGTAGCTTTGATGGAGATGCAAGATTAACTGGTTCATTTACAGGATCATTTGCTGGAAATCTCATAGGAACAGCCAGTTATGGTGTAGACAATGATTGGTATCTTCAAGGAGGAACGGCCGACCCAACGATAGACGGTGACATATATCATACTGGAAAGGTTGGAGTGGGAGACTTTTCCTCAGCCAACATCACTCATACATTAACAGTGCTAGGAGATATATCAGCAAGTGGAACAATATACGGTAAAGAATTCCATACTCAATATGTATCATCATCAATAATATATATGAGTGGTAGTACCAAGTTCGGAGACACTGCAGATGATAGGGCTGATTTTACAGGATCCATTCAACTATCACATTCTGCGATGTCAGTATTTACTGGTAGTGGTAAATTTGCATTTGGTGTACAAGGACCTGGTGTTGCAACATTTAATAACGACTCAACAAGAATAGCTCAGTTTTATAGTGGTTCATCTACTGGTGTCACACTTAACGTTACCAATTGGGAAACTGCTTCTGCATTTACCGAAGCTGGTGGCATAACAGGAGATTCAAGTCCTGCAGAGAGAGGTCCGCGCGCAACAATTAGTGTTAATGCCTTAAATTCTAGTGCAAGTTATGGATATGGTGGAACTAGAGGAGCGGCCGGAGGTAGTATATCCTATCATCCTGATACGTTTGAAGGAAATACAAATCAAGATGACATTGGTGATGGAGGAGATATTGATTCATTAGGAAGAAGACTACTTCAGGAAGTATTACATATTACAACTGGAGGAAATCCTCAAGGTAGTATTAATATTCAAGCTAGAGGAAATCGAGGACAACAGCTAAGATTCTTTACTGGTGGAGATGATGCAAGAAACACTGGTGGAAAATCTATAGAAACGCAAAGAATGACCATAATACACGAGGGACTAGTCGGTATTGGTACACATAATCCACAACGAAGACTCCATATTTCCGAAAGTGGCCACAATTATGCAGCATCAAAAGGACTAGTCCCACTTCGTGTTAATGACTTTTATGAAGGTACCGGACAACATGCACTTATATGGGATGAAAATACAGGTGATGTTTATAGGAAATCTCTAGAAGAACTTACAGCAACTGGTGGAGATTCTGGAGTAGGTACATTATCTGTAGGTGATACATTTATTATTGGACCTTTTAACACATTTATAAATGATGCCCACTTCTTCGGAAATATCACAGCATCTGGAAACATAAGTGCAAGTGATCCTAATGGAATTCACATATTTGGAGGTTCTTCTACATTCCATCACATTACAGCGTCTGGTAATATAAGTGCAAGTGACCCTAATGGAATTCACACACTTGGAGGAGACGTAACTTTAGGTGTTGATTGTACGGATGACCTAAATATAAAGGCAACAGTTACTGCAAGTTGTAATGTAAGTATAAGTGCAGATCTTTACTTTGACAGAGCATATGGTGCACGAGCAATTTTCCATGACAATGATGCAAATACGGGTATAGAATTTGCGTCAGATACTATAACTATAAAGGAAAACGGCCAACAATCTGCAGTTTTTGCAACAACAGGTGGAAATTCAATAGGAAATGCAAGTTATAGAACATCAATAACTGGTTCTACAATAACACTAGGAGACGATTCAGATCAGCATACAACAGCTAGTGCAGATTTATGGCTCAAAACAGACTATAGTACCATTCATTTCGGCGCAGACAAAGATATTATATTATCACACCAACCTGATAGTGGATTAAAATTATCAAATAAATTTACAAGTCTAGGAGCAGGATCTGCAAACTCACAAAGTAGCTTACTAGGATTAACATTACATAATGATACTACAACAGTAGCCGATAATGACTTTATAGGAGGAATATTCTATACTTCAGACACTGTTACTGAAGAAGAAGGCGGTAACAGTGATAAAACATTCGCAAGCATAGTTGGACAAGTACAAACAACTGCAGCAGGAAGAGAAGCAGGAGCTTTATATGTAAATGTCATGAATGCAGGAGAAAGTTCATCTGCGGTTACTATAAAGGGTAATCAAAATGTGATTACGAATCATTTTGGTACTAAACATGAACAATTAACCACTCTTTCATCTAGTAATCATTTCCCACTAATACTTTCTTCATTAAAAAACTTCTCACATCAACATTATTTGGTATGGGATGAAGCAACTGGATATGTATCTGCAAAATCACTAAAAGAATCTGGAGGAACAAACACAGATAATGGAATTGGAAATGCAATAGTTGGTATCACGTTAATAGTTTCAACAGCTCCAGTGATGACCAATGGTGGTACATACATAATTGGTGGAGGAGGTACTCTTAATTTAACCACTATAAATGAATTTGCAATTGGACCAATAGTATATTTAACACAAAATACTGTAATAAACCAAAACTTAAATGTTCTTGGATCGCTAATAGGTGATACTACAATAGGTAGTAATTGTGATGATTATTTGTTAATAAAATCCAAGGTCACAGCAAGTTGTATAATAAGTTCTAGTCAAGATGTAGTATTAAAGGCTATAACTGGTAGTGGAACAATCTCAATGTCTGGTACAGGCCATAACTGGTTTGGAGGTGCAATAAATGTAACATCAATTGCAAGAGACGCACAATCAAATATTCCAGCTACAATAATGGGAGATGATGTATCTATTATAGATGGTTCTTTAATTGTAGGTGAAAGAGCCAGTCAAAATGGTATTCCAAATAATGCAATAGTAGGCGGAGCAGAATCTTTAATTGTAGGTCAAGGAAATGCAGTTACAAATCAAAATGCTCGATCTATTGTTATGGGATATTATAATAGTGGATCAGGTCTGGCCAACTTTGTAGGTGGTAGTGCTGGAAACAAGGGACTTAGTGATGTGACTATGGTATTTGGTTATGGTAATCATAATGAAGATAACGATGGTGGTATTGTTTTAGGTTCATATAATCATATATCTGCAACCTCAACAAATGGTCACCATGCAATTGGTACACGACTTGTAAATTCTGGTTCAAAAGGTGGTTCTATTGTACTTGGAATGAATAATACCCATGGAGTAACAGATGCTATATTTACAATCGGAGACGGTCATGCTTACAACCAAAGGCGAGATTTATTAGTTGCAAGAAGTGGTAGTATTGAAATACTTGGACATGTTACACAAAGTGGAAATATATCTATTTCTGGTATATTAGAAGCAAGTCAAAAATCTTTCGTAATACCACATCCAACTAAACAAGGTAAAAAATTAGTATATGGTGTATTAGAAGGACCAGAACATGCTGTTTATGTTAGAGGTAAGGTTGATACTAATTGTATAGATCTTCCTGAAGAATGGATTGGATTGGTTGACGAAGACTCAATAACAGTCCAGCTTACGCCAATAGGAAAACATCAAAACCTCTACGTTGAAGAAATAGGCAACACTAAGATACTTATTAAAAATAGCAATTTACTTACAAAAAGTATTAATGCATTTTATTTTGTACAGGGAACTAGAAAAGATATTCAACCATTACAAACAGAAAGGGACGCATAAATGGCAGATATTAGAATAACTCCCGGAAGAGGAATAATAGCTCTTTCAGCGTCATCAGCTGGAACTGCGTATATCACGGGATCTGCTACTAACCTAATAATAACTTCATCTACATTAATATCCTTAAGATCTGATGTTGGCGTTCACATGTCATCAAGCCTTCTAATATCAGGTTCAGGTCTTGTTTCACCGTTCATAGTATCTATGCCAACTGTCGGATCAAATGCAAGTAAGTTGGCTGTAAATACACAAGGAATAACAGTGTTCGGTGCTCCAGATAGTGAACCAACTCCTATTGAAGGAGGAATATATTATAAAGATGGTGTATTTTATGTGGGCGATGACAATTAGCATTATTAGGATATATTTATATATAGATAATTAGATAAAGAGAACACAATATGGCAACATGGAAAAAAGTACTAGTTAGTGGATCGAGCACACAACACCTTCACATAACTTCATCAGGACAAATAAGTGCATCCCTTGGATTTGTTGGAGCCCTTACAGGCACAGCTTCAAATGCAACAACTATAGAAGCAGGAGATCTTGCATCTACAAAGGTGTTTGTTGGAAATGGTTCAAATTTAGCAACAGCTGTATCATTAGGTGGCGAAGTAACAATGAACAATGCAGGTGCTGTAACCATTGAAAATGATGCAATAACAACTATAAAAATATTAAACGACAATGTTACAACTGCCAAAATCAATGATCTTGCGGTAACAACCGGCAAAATCAATGATCTTGCAGTAACAACTGGTAAAATAGCAGATGACCAAGTTACTGGAGACAAGCTTGCAAATAATATTACAATTGCAGGAAATTTTGCAGTTGCTGGAACTACCCTTTTAGGAGACAATACAGCCGATACTGTAACAATTAATGGTAACGTTACAAGTTCAGGTACATGGGCGTTAGGAAATGATACAGCAGACTACGTTACTGTAAAAGGAAACATTACATCATCAGGTAATATTAGCGCAAGTGGTGATATTTACTTTGACAACGCATATGGTGCACGAGCAATTTACCATGACAGTGATCCAAATACGGGTATAGTATTTCAATCAGATAGTTTACTTTTTAAGGGAAATACCGAACGAATGGCACTTTTCGGAACAACACACGGAAATTCACTTGGAAATCCAAGTTATAAAACAACAATAACTGGTTCAACAATATCTCTAGTTGGTGGAAACGTTACAGCATCAGGACAAATAAGTGCAAGTTTAGGATTTGTTGGAGATCTCACAGGTACAGCTTCTTATGCAGCTACTATTAAAGGAGGAGATCTTGCCTCAGCAACAATATTTGTTGGTAATGATTCCGATAAAGCAGCTGCCGTAGAAGTTAGTGGTGATGTATCAATGAACACCGCTGGACAATTTACAGTAGGCAAAATAAATGGCGTGTCCATTTCTCAAGGTGAAGCAACCCAACTAGCAACTATTGATTCTGTTACTATTTCAAATGACCAATGGGGTTATGTAGGAGGTGCAAACCAAGATGTAAAAACAACTTCAAATGTAACATTTGCAAACATCATAGGCACGGGAACTACTGCACTAGGAAACGATGTAGCCGATACTGTAACTATTCTTGGTAATATTACTGGTTCTGCTGCAGGTACAATTAGTCAAAGTAGAATTATAACAGATGAAGTAACGGGTATTGCAACTACTGGTTTAACACTTACTACAAATGTAACAGCATCAGGAAAAATAAGTGCAAGTTTAGGATTTGTTGGAGATCTCACAGGTACTGCATCATTTGTAAATTCATTGGTCGGAACACCTCTTTCAGATGGAAAAATCTTAATAGGAGATGTAAATAACAAAATAGCAGAATTTGCTTTAACCGGTGATGTAACAATGACTAGAGGTGGAGTTACTTCACTACTAGATGATAAAGTAATAACTACCAAAATATTAGACGCCAATGTTACAACTGCCAAAATCAATGATGGAGCAGTAACATCAGCCAAGCTTGCAAATGATATTACAATTGCAAATGATTTAACTGTTACTGGAGATTTAATTGTAAATGGCGATACTACACAGTTAAGTGTTACAAACCTTAATGTAGATGACCAATTTATACTATTAAACTCAGGTTCTGATAGTGGAGATGGTGGTATTATTGTTCAAACAGCTGGTTCAGGTGGTACACACATAGGAGCTGGTCTTGGATTTGATGATAGTTTAGATCGATGGGTAATCACATCTAAAGATCAAATTGCACATAATGCAACTGTTTTTGCACCAAATGCACAAGGAGCTCCACAAATGCTTGTTGCAGTTTCAGCCTCAGCAGCTGCACCAGAAGGAAATCCAAAAGATTTTGGTGCAAGTCCAGCGACAAGAGTAGGTATGATGCATGTGGACACGGCTACAGAAGAAATCTATATTTTTAGCTAAAATGTTTTACCGCGTCAAATATTTTTATTATATTATATGTAAACAATTAAAAACAGTAAAAA